TGATATAATCTTTAGATGGAGGCAGGGCACCACCACATACCCCCTGTCTCCTTTTAAGGATTATTTATGAGTTTAGGATTTGACGCAATATCAGCATTACCATTTGCTACATCAGGACCTGATAGCGATGTAACTTTTGCAGTTACAGGAAATCAGGTAACTATAAGCATTGGAGATCCAGGTATTGTAGCTGATTCTATTACAGAGATACCTGATCCAAATAGATTAACTCTTGGTTTTGGTAGTTTAACAATTCAAGGGGACGCTAACTTTGGTGTTACTGGCTCTCAAGTAGCAATAGCTATTGGAACTGTTACAGTAAGTGCAGACGCTAATATAACCCCTAGTGGAAATCAGGTTGTAATTTCGTCAGGAACTGTTACAGTAACAGGACAAGCTAATGTTTCACCTACAGGAAGTACTTTTACGCTTGCTACGGGTACAGCACAAGCTATAACATGGAGTGAAATAATACCAGGAGCAAACATGGTCTGGACACCAATAGATCCAGGAGTATAAAATTATGGCATCAAGTTATTCATCAGATATACAATTAGAAATTATAACAACCGGCGAAAAAGCTGGCCAATGGGGTGGTATTACTAATACCAACTTACAAATATTAGAACAATCATCAACAGGAGCCTTAGATGTAGATATGGCTTCAGGTAGTGTTACTTTATTATTAACAGATGGTGCAACATCAAATGGTAAAAATGCATATTTAAGATTACATGGAACTTTAGGTGGAGATAGAACAATTACTATGCCTAGTGGTTCTGGTGTAACTAGAGTATGGATTATGAAAGATGACACCGTAAGAGGTACATCTAATAGAACTTTAGGGGTATTAACTGCTAGTGGTACTACAACTCAAATACCACCAGGAGCAACTGTTCTTTGTAAATCAAATGGAACAGAAACAGTAATGAGCATAATTGAAAAAGGTTATGCAACAATCACAGATGCCAACAGTGCATACACAGCTGTAGCTGGAGCTCAAATTTTTGCAAATACAACAGCCAACCCAATAACAATAAACCTGCCGGCATCACCAGCTGTTGGAGATGAAGTTAGTGTTTTAGATACAAGAGGTACTTGGGGTTCAAACAATTGTACAATAGGTAGAAATGGACAACCTATTAATTCAGCAACATCTGATTTAACTCTAAACACAAACGGTCAATCAATAACTTTAGTATATGTAGACGCCACTAGAGGTTGGGCATATAAAACTAATACAGCGTAAGGAGCTTAACAGATGGCTCTTTTTGAAATGAAATTTCAACCGGGTGTCGATAAACAAGACACAGGTGTTGGTGCAACAGACCGATGGGTAGATTCCGATAATACTAGATGGAGATATAGTCTTCCTGAAAAAGTAGGAGGATGGTCTTCTTTATTAAGTGATACTATATGTGGGGTAGCAAGAAAACAACACGCTTTCGTTGATTTAGAAGGTAATAGATATGTTGCTATCGGTACAGATAAATTTTTACTTATATATTTTGAAGGTCAACTTTATGACATTACTCCCTACAGAAGTAATAATGCAGGAGCACAAATACAATTTACTGGTTCTACTATAACAACCAGTACAAGTAGAGGGACTGCAGTAACCATTACTACATCTACTAACCATGGTTTAGAAATAGGAGATATAGTTGAATTAGATTCAGTGACGATGCCTACAGGTTCTAGTATTGCTGCTTCAACTTTTGAAGATAAACTTTGCCAAGTAATAACAGTTCCAAGTTCTACAACATTTACAATTACTTCACCATCTGCAGAAGCAAATGGCGGTGGAGCAGATTTAACTTCAGGAAGTTCTTGTACTGTTAATCCTTATCAAGCAGTAGGTCCATCAGCACAATCATATGGTTATGGTTTTGGTATTGGAAACTATGGAGGAAATGTTACAGGATCACAAAGCACAGAATTAGATGGATCATTAAACGCAGATACTGCTGGTACAGGTGGATCAGGAACTGCAGTTACAGTAGATAGCACAACAGGATTTGCAACGGCAGGTACAATAGCTGTTGGAACTTTACCAACTGCAGAATTAATTACTTATACATCAAAAAGTTCTACACAATTTTTAGGTATTACTAGAGGTGCTAAAGGAACAGCAACTCCTGGCACATCAAATGGTCAAGCTCATTCTACTAATACAACAGTTCAAGATGCAACAGAATGGGGTAACTGGGGTGATGCAGTTGCAGCTTCAACCGTTACACTAGAACCAGGTCTCTGGTCACTAAACAACTTTGGTCAAGTATTAGTTGCAACTATTTCTAATGGTAAAACTTTTACTTGGGACTCTTCTATTGCAGCAAACTTTACTACTCGTGCATCAACACTAACTACAAATTTTGTAACAGCGATAAGTGGGACCGAAGGAAATCCTACTGCATCTAGATCTACATTAATTTCACCAACAACAAGACACTTAATTCATTTTGGAACAGAAACAACTATTGGTGATCCGCAAACACAAGACGATATGTTTATAAGATTTTCTAATCAAGAACAAATAAACGTATATGCACCTACAGCAGAAAACAGCGCAGGTTCACAAAGATTACAAGATGGTACAAAAATTATGGGAGCTATTGTTGCAAAAGAAAATATTCTAGTATGGACTGATAATGCTTTGTACACCATGAAATTTATTGGTGCACCATTTACATTTGGCTTTGAACAAGTTGGTACAAACTGTGGATTGATTGGTCAAAACGCATGTTGTGAAATAGATGGTGTTGCTTATTGGATTGGTAATAATGGTTTCTTTGCATTTGATGGTACCGTAAACTCATTACCTTGTATGGTAGAAGATTATGTATTTGATGACTTTGATACAACAAAAGGACAACAAGTTGTAGCAGGTATTAATAACCTATTTACAGAAGTTGTTTGGTATTACCCTACATCTAATTCAGCATACAATGATAGATACGTCGTTTACAATTATGGTGAATCAGGTCAAACACCAGGAGGTGTGTGGTATACAGGAGTTAATACAAATTCAATTAGAACTACTTGGATTGACTCAACAGTATATCCAAGACCACATGCAACACAATTTAACAGTTCATCTACAGGAACGTTTCCAAGTATTGTAGGCTCAACAGGGTTAGGTCAAACAGTTTACTTTGAACATGAAGTAGGTACAGATCAGATTAATCCTGATGGAACTACAACTGCTTTAACTTCTTTTGTACAATCATATGATTTTGCAATACAAACCCAAGCAGGAATGGGTGAATTCTTTTTAGCAATGAGAAGATTTTTTCCTGATTTTAAAACATTAGATGGTACAGCTAAAGTAACTATAGGATTAAAAGACTTTCCGTCATCTACTGCTACTACAAGTAAGTATAGTCCATTTAGTGTTACTGCTAGTTCAACTAAATTTGATACTAGAGCTAGAGGAAGATATGCAAATGTAAAAATAGAAAATGAAAACTCTGGAGAGAAATGGAGATATGGTACTTTCCAAGTAGATGTTCAAGCGGATGGGAGAAGATAATGACAAAAATAGTAGTAAGATTACCAGAACCAAGAAAAGAATACACAGAAGATAATCAAAGACAAATAAACAGAACTATTACGTCTTTAATTGAGCAATTAAATTCAACGTTCTTAACACAGGAAAAGGAGCAACAAGAGAGATTTAATTTCTTTATGTCATAATGGCTAACGTATATAAAAATATTCAAAAAACAGTTAACGCATCAGGATCTGATGTAGATATGTATGAGTCACCAGATGAGACTACAACTATCATTAAAAGCATTAAATTGTTTAATACTCATGGAAGTGCTTTAGATGTAACCCTTAAAGTATATGATGCCTCTAGCACCACTGATTTTGAATATGATCTTGTTAATGTTTTAGCTAGTAATAGTATTGATATACTTAGCTTTAACAACATATTGATACTAGAAGCAGGCGATAAATTAAAGATGCAAACTACGCAAACTAATGTTATAAAGATGACTGCATCAGTACTACAAACAAGTAGACAATAGGAGAATTATGCCTTTTATAGAGCAAGAAGCAAAAAGCGAATACAAAAAGATAGATGGGAAAAGAACCCACGTTATAACACCTGAAGTAGAGGTTACTTTAACTAACACTCAAACAGGTACAGAATATATGTCAGATAAAGAAGCTGACGACGATGTAAATGACCCTAATACTGCTACCCAAAGAGAACATATTAGAAGAGATGTCCATATAAAAGTAGCTAGCCTAGGGCTAGGAGCAGAGAGTGGTGATTTATAAGATATTGACGATAGCTAAAAAATTAAGTAAACTAATAAGTTCAGGTAGAATCCCTGCTTTTTTAGTATATAATCATAGATCAAGGAATTAGAAATATGTCAAGATTAGATAAACCCAGACAACAGTATTTTTTAGGTAATGTAGTAGATTTTTTTACAGACACATTACCAGATGCTTACAATAAATATAAGGGTATAGTTGATACAGCTGTTGGTATTGGTAAAGGTTATCTAGATTATAAAGATGCTAAAAAAAGAAACGAATTAGAAGAAGCTGCATATAACGATTATATGGAAGCTGCAGCAAAAGCAGGACAACAGGCACAAGCGGCTATTGACTTGAATCTTACACCTATGACCATATCAGGTGTACCAACTTCAAAAGCAGATGTAACAGATTTTAAAGCGGCAACTTTTGCCAGAGACGGAGGAATTATGAGACTTAATTATAAAGATGGTACAGATCCAAACCCTGGTCCAAACCCTGGTATTACAGCACTTAGAAAAGTTAGACCTGATGTTGTTGCTAAAATGGGTCTTGCTGGAGGAGGTGGTCCAGGAATAGAAGCATTAAGAAAAAAAGCACCTGATGTTGTTAAACGTATGGGTTTTAAAGAAGGTATGAACGAGGATATGGTAGAAGAAAAAACATATACTGATGAAACTATGATGGCATCAGGTTATAGTGATGACGAAATAGAAGCATACGAACAATACAAGTATGACATGGATGAACAAAGACCTGGAATGCCTATAATGGAAATAGATGATTTCTTAAGATTTTTTTATTCAACAGTTAAAAATAAAGACAACATGCAAATGGCATCAGCTCAAGGAATGGATGATGGTCGAAATGATTTAGCTCAAATGCTTTTTGGTAAAACATTAGATTTATTATCAGATGATGAATTAGAAATACTTAACGAAGAAACTGAAAGACTTATGCAAAAGTATATGGCTAGTGGTGGCATAGCTTCTTTTGCAAAAGGTGGTAGAGTTAAATACGCTCAAGGTTCTGGTGGTATTATGGACATGGGTGGTATGGAAAAAGATTATAGATTTACTGGT